TGAAGTTCTTTTTGAAAGGGCAACATGTTCAAGACGCTGTCCGACAAAATCACCAAGGACCCGGATTATCCTGACCGGGTGCACACGTTGACCGTGTTGCAGCGCGTCCTCGATGGGTCAATTTACGACGTCTTGAGTACCCCTTTCGCCGAAGAACGTAAGCCGTCCGGCGAGTACATCCCTCTTTCGGAACGCCGGCCTTCAGTCCGGTACAACCTCTGTCGTATCGTGGTGGAGGATTCCGTGGGTCTCCTCTTCTCCGAGGGGCATTTCCCAACCATCAACTCATCCGAGCCAACCCTGGTCACCTTTTTTGCCGACCTGGTGAAAGAAAGCTCGATGAACTGGACCATGATCGATGCGGCAATCAAGGGCTCCATCGGCTCCGTGGCGATCCTGTTCAGTGTCAGGGGTGGCCGGCCGTTCTTTGAAGTCAAGGAAACTGTCTTTTTGACGCCGAAGTGGAAGGCCATAGCGCCCGACACCCTCGAAGCTGTCACGGAGCAGTACAAGACTACCAAGCAGGCCCTGGTTGACGCAGGATGTGCCGTCGACAAGGATGACTCCCCCAATTCGGTCTACTGGTACAGGCGTGACTGGACCGAGACGGAAGAGGTTCACTACATCCCTTTGAAGGCCGAGGATTTCAAGCAGGGGAAAGCCTTCCAGCGCGACGTAGAGTGCACCGTGGCCCATAAGCTGGGATTCGTGCCGGTTGTCTGGATCAAGAATCTCCCCCCCGGCAACGCCATTGACGGCTGGTGCACCTTCAAACTCGGGATTGAGGATCAGATCGAAATCGAGTATCAGCTCTCCCAAGGCGGCCGAGGGCTAAAATACAGCTCCGACCCGGTGACCCTGATCAAGTCGGCAATGTTCGGCGACGGAGAGGCGGTCCGCTCAGCATCTAATGCGCTGATCGTTTCCCAGGATGGTGACGCGAAACTTTTGGAGATCACCGGTGATGCTGCCCGGGCGATCATCGACTACGTGAAGACCTTGCGGGAATTCGGTATCGAGGCGATTCATGGTAACCGATCGAATGCGGAAAAGATCAGCGTAGCGCAGTCCGGCCGCGCCATGGAAATGATGAACGCGGCGCTGATCGGTCTCTCCGACAAGCTGCGCATCACCTACGCTGAGCAGGGTCTGGTGAAGCTCCTGCAGATGGTCGTGATGGCCTCGCACAAGATGGAGATTACCGTCAACAGCAAGAAGTACAACGCCCTCGATAAGACGGCCACCGTCGTGCTGGAGTGGCCCGCCTGGTACCCGCCGACCTCGCAGGACATGCTGACCAAGGCTCAGGCGCTGGAAGTACTGGTGGGTGCCGATCTGATCAGTAAACCGACGGCCACGCGCAACATCGCGCCGGATTACGACATCGAGGACCTGGACGAAGAGGCTAAAGCGATCAAAAAACAGAAAGATGAGGCCGCGGCCGATGCGCTGACCCAGGCGGCCGCTCTTGCAGCTGCACAACCGCCGAAAATCCCCACTACCGAGTAAAGGAGTCGTTATGAAAACCCTGATTTCCTGTTTTGCCTGTCTGTTGCTGATCATCCTCGCTACCGTGGCCTTTGGCTTCGGCCCGTCGCCCAAATCCTCCGACGGCACGCGACTGCTGAGCGGTGTCCCGAGCAAGACCACTTGCGTGACCGTCATCAAGGGGCGCGCGACGTCGGCCTCCTTCCCGCTCACCGCCATGTACCTGAACTGGTCTGCCGACGACGGCACCGGTACCGCTGTGAAGATGAAGCGATCCTTCGACACCGAAAGCGGGTTCATGCCGAGTGCCGGCGAATACAACCTGCCGTCGGCATCGAATCGGAAAAAGGTGGTTTTCACCCGCTATACCGGAGCGACCGCAATCAATCTCTGTTACGAGCAGTAAATACCCGCGCCTGGAGCGCATAAAGGAGGTGCCCTGGTGGCACTTGACGACGCACAAGAAGAAGCACTCAGGGAAGAGTTGAAGAAGGTCCGGGATGAGGCAGCCAAAGGGCGCTTGAAGCGTCACGAACTGGAAGGCGAGAATTCCAAGTTGCTCGCGGAAGTCGATCAGCTGAAGCCGCTGACCGCTGAGCTTGAAAAGGTGAAGTCCGAGAGCAAGACGGCCCTGGAGGCCAAAGACGCGGAAATAGTCACCAAGCTTGCCGAGTCCAGCACGGCGGCCAAGGAGTAGGTTAAGGCGGCACGGCTTGAAGCTCTGGCGCTCCGCGAGGGACTGGTGGACCTCGATGGTCTCAAGCTCCTTGACCTCTCCAAAATCACGCAAAAAGAAGACGGGACCTTTGAGGGCGTGGAGGAAGTTTTCAAGGCGGCGAGGGAGGCGAAGCCGTATCTCTTCGGTGAAAAGGTAACCACCACTACCGGCACGAAGCCCGCGCCGAAGCCGGGAGACCCTGCACCGGTTGATGCCCGCAAGCTCACCAAAGAAGAGTATCAAAAGGAAAAAGACGCTCTTTTGAGCGGAGCAAAATAGTCGATATTCTCACAATCAACCGTCAGCCGGGAGCTGACACCCAGTGGAGCCGGGCGCTCAAGGGTTAAACAGGTTTTTGACCACTTGAAAGGAGCCACACCATGGGTATCAGTAATTTCCCGGCTGCACTCCAGCCCATCATCCAGCAGGGTTTCCTTGCCCGCGAATTCGAAGAGGGGCTCAGGTCCACTCTGGTTTTCCGCGAGATCGCAGACCGCGAACCCTTCCTCAACAAAATCGGCGAGACCATCACCAAAACCCGCGCCGGCCTCAAGGCCCCGGTCTCCACCTACGCCGACCCGACCGCCAACACCAACCTGGACAATGGCATGACCGCTTCCGGGTGGTCCGTGGAGCAGTACCAGCTCACCATCGGGATGCTCTGCGACACCCAGGACCTCAACATGGTGACCCAGAACGTCGGCATCGCCAAGCAGTTCCTGCGTAATGCCCGTGTGAACGGCATCCAGGGCATGCAGTCCGTGGAGCGCATGGCGAGAATGGCCCTCTACAACGCCTATCTCGGCGGCAATACCCGCGTCACCACCGCCCTGGTCGCCCCGGCCGCCACGATCTACGTGGACGACATCCGCGGTTTTCAGACCGTCATCTCCAACGGCGTGCAGGTGCCCGTCTCCAGTACGCATAAAATGGTCTGCAACATCAACGGCAACGCCTACAACCTCCAGGGCGCCGCAGCCGACGTAAGCAATATCTCCACGGCTTACGGCGGGATCTCCGGCACGCTCACCTTCGACGGCAACGTGCTTGTAGCGGATGCCGGCCTGAACTCCCCCGTGGTCTCCGCTGTTGCCCCCCTCGTGGTACGCCCCAACAACAAGGCCACCACCGCCGACCTGGTCACCGGTACCGACCTGCTGGCTTACCAGGATCTGCTCAACTCCGTCGGCTACCTGCGCGACAACGGCGTGCCGGGTATCGGGGAAGAGATCGCCACGGGGCAGGGCGTCTTCAACTGCTACCTGTCCAACTCCCACTTGCTTGCCCTCTTCAAGGACCAGCAGTTCCAGTACCTCTATCGCGGCAACCCGAACGACGACGTGCAGAAGCGCGCCGTTCTGGAAGATCTCCTGGGCCTCAAGTTCAAGCCGACCACGGAAGCCCCGCAGCAGACCCTCAGCGGTACCAAGATCAACCGCGCGATCGTCTGCGGGCAGGGTGCACTCGTTGAGGGCGACTTCCAGTCCACCGGCTACAGCGACAACTACGGTGAGAAGGCCCTGGTTGAAGTGGTTGACGGCATCGCCATGGTGACCCGCGAACCGCTTGACCGTCTGGCGCAGATCATCGCACAGTCCTGGTACTGGATCGGCGGTTTTGCTGTCCCGACCGACATCACGGCCAAAACCGACATCATCCCGACCGCCGGCAACTCCTACTTCAAGCGCGCCGTGGTCCACGAAACGGCCTAAGCTGCCAATCGCGGGAGAGGTTTCGGCCTCTCCCGCAAAGAGGGAATCATGGCACCCAAAACCTATGCAGAACTGAAAAAACAAGTCGCGGACATGAAGAAGGCCGAGGACGCCTTGAAAGCCGAAATCGCCCGGCTCACAGCCGTCGGCACCGATGCAGCCGCAGCCCTTGCAGCCAAAGAGGCCGCTGAAGCCGAAGTGGAGACGCTGAAAGGACAGATCGAACAGCTGACGGCGGGCATGGAGGGTGCCGAGAACCCTGTAATCGATGTGGCTGCCAGGGTGGCCGCCCAAGCCGAAATCGATTCCCTGAAAAAGCAAATCGACCAATTAACTGCAGAGATCGGGAAGGATGTCGGCACCGATGCAGCCGCAGCCCTTGCAGCCAAAGAGGCCGCTGAAGCCGAAGCATCAGAACTCCAGACACAAATTGACGAGCTTACCGCCCAAATCGCCCAGCTGACGGCGGAAGCGCCGCCGTCCATCTGGCTGGACCGTCCCTATGCTTTCTACGATGATGATGGAATATTCATGTCCTGGGAAATCGGCAAAGTCGAAGACGCTGACCACATCGAAATCCTCCGGGAGCGCGGGGTAATTTAATGGCCTTCACTGATGCTGAAAAAGTCGATGTCAGGCGACACTGCGGGTACCCGATGTTTGGGGATCAGCCGACGCAGGATTTCGGGTATCGATTCTACCAGCATTATCAGACCCTTGAATTCCGCATGCAGCACGCGCAACCGGAAGAAGAAACAGCTATCCGCAGCTACATAACCAATTGCAACACGCTGGAGCTGGCGCTCCTTGGATCATCCGCCAACCTCGATACCGACCAGGCGGCGGTTTGGAAGCACAACAAAAACGAAATCGGGGACCGGTCACAGCTATACGGTCTGTGGCGCCGGAAGCTCTGCGATTTCTTCGGCATTCCCTCGGGCCCCGGCTTCAAAACCGGCATAACCTTCGTGGTGTGACATGAATCAAGCGGCTCTCCAGCAGAAGGTTTACGACGGTTACGCGAAGGCTGCGCTCCGGATCGGTAAGGTCGCCGCGCAATACAGGCCTTCCGGCCCGTTCTTCACGATGGGCGCACCGCTGGCGTCTTTGCTGGTTGCCTTCACGACGAACATGGGATTCACGAAGTTCAACGCCTACGCGCATCCGGTTTGGACTTCCTTGCATGACGGCTCCCTGACAACCCCCGGCGATTACCTGGTGACCGAAGACGGTACCTGGTTCATCGCCGCGCAGCAATCGCTCTTGCCGATCCTGGCTGTGAGCTGTAACCGAGTCGCCAGTATGTTCAGGGTATCGCAAGAGAACGGAGTGGGGGTCATAGGATATGCAGGCGATACCGGCGCCTCGGAAGTAGCAATCATGACCGGCTGGCCATGCTCGATCCTTCAGGGTACCAAGGGAGAGAAGAACCCCGCGCAACTCCCCGGGGATGAAAGAACGCCCTGGTGGATTATCCTGCTCCCGGAGTCTGCCGGCACGATCCTGCGCAACGCCGACATCATCCAGGATGATCTGGGCCGCCGATATGTCATCAGCTCCCCCGAATTGACGGACCTCGGGTGTCGCTTAACCGCAAGCATGCAGGTGCCGTGATGGCTGACTTTGATGACGTCATGAATACGCTGACCAGCCTTATTGCCGAGGCCATCTACCCTAATGGAGCGTGTTACGCTTCGGCGGTCGGCGCCCCGGTTAAGATTTATCCCGGCTGGCCGGTGCCGAACGTGCTGGACGATGACATCAAAGCCGGCAATGCGCACGTTTCGATCTACCCCCGGCCCGAAGAGAGGAATACGAC